TAGCACTACCAACACTAATAGGAGCATTTAGATTTGTTTCTCCACCTAATACTTTCATTTAACCTACCTTTGTATCAGTTTTAACGGGAGCCTTTGCTCTAATTTTTGTATAATCTACAAAAACTTTTTCATTTGGACCTTTTGAATAGTCTTTTGGATTACCTGATCCAGATAAACCAACTCCCTTATATCTTGTTCTATTACCTTCAATAATACCTAATTCATCTCTCCATGAATAGTGATTCAACAATTCCATCGCTTTCTTATTAGCTTCTGATCTTTTTTGAAGACCAGTTACTGCTTTCCCCATCGGAGTTTCATCTGATACTTTATGTTTTGGATTCTTTCCTAATTTTAAAAGATTCTTAAAAGTATCAACTATGCCTTCATTAGTAACTTCTTTTTCTTTTTTATCCACCAACTTTGGAGCAATAACATTACCATACCTATCTTTCCAAGTAGTGTTTTTTCCTACCCATTTTGTTTTACCTGTTGGTCTATTACCACTAATCTTATTTTTAAGTTTTGCATCTCTTCTTTCACGTCTTCCTTCAGGACTACTTAAATATTCATTTCTCTTATTTCTTAACTCCCTCTTAGTAGGTTCAGCTTTAGGTTCTTCCTTACCATAGACACTTGAATGTGTTATTGAAACTTTCTTACCATCAATAGTATCGGATTTACCTTGAGTTGGACCATCTACCTTATCACGTTGCATCTGCTTATAAGTCAGATCATTAATTTTTTTAATTGTTTCTGGGGTTTGTTCATCACTAGGATCATATCCATCCATATCTACAACATAACCACTTGCTTTTGATTTTGTGAATGTTCCTTTATTATTAAGTTTACTAGCTGCTGCACCTGCAACAACTCCAGCACCACTAGCAGCACCAATCTTTACCTTATCTGTAACATTCTTTATACGTTCACCAGCAGGTGTAATATTCTTCATGGGTTTGATTTTAGTTGCTGGATTAGTAGCAGCACCTCCCAATACTTCAACTGGTTTTTTAGTCGTAGTTGGAGTATTTGTTTTTACATCAGTTCTGTTTAATTTTCCTTTGGTTCTATTTACTAGATTACTACCAACATTTTTAACATTCTGCATAAAACCCTTAAAGGATTTTACTAAACCACCACCTTTACTTGATACATTTGGACTTTTTGTTATTGATACACCATCAGGTTTTCTTAATTTTTTAGCAGTAGAAATAATATCTCCAGTTAATTTAGTATCTCTTACACCACGATTAACAATTCCTCTTGCACCTTTACCTAAATTATATGCACCTCTAACACCTTTAGTTGACAGATTCCATGCACCCCTAACAGCACCAGTTAAAATTGGACCAAGTGGTATTTTTGGTAATTCTTCTGATAATATAGTAACAATCTCTTCATCATTATATCCTTCAGAGATTAGCATCTCCGTAACAATTTCCAATTTCCAGTTAGAAGCACCTTTAATTGGTTGAGTTTTAATTATATCTACTGTTTCAATTTCTAAAAACTTTGTATCCTTAGTTAAAGTTTCTACACTTATACCACCTTCAACATGCTCTTCTACTTTAGCACCCTTCCTTTTCTTATCACCACGATTAGACCAATGAATACCTCTTCTAACAGAAGTTTGTGCTCCTTGACTTACTGGCCAATTACCATACTTGCGTTTATTCCTTTCCTTTTCCTTTCCTTCAGGTGAATGCTTATCATCAACCTTTGCTTCATCAATATCAAATTCCTCTCTCCAATTGCTTAGAGATTCTTGCTTTACTGTTATATTTTTCATGGAACGGATTAATCGTCTTTATTATTTAGAATACCTTCTTTTATCATCTTTGAAAGTTCTGATGTAGAACCAACAAATAATGCGTTATTTGTAACGTTACTTGGACCTTTAGGTTTATCTTCATCCAAATCTTTCATTTTCTTCTGAAGATCTGCTAATTTATCCGTAATATCTGCAGTTGATTTTAATACTTGACCAGCAACTTCATATGCTCTAGGACTTGCACTTTCACCAGCAAGTTCCATAACTCCATTTAAAGTTTCCTGTCCCTTCTCTATTAAGGAATATAACTGTGCTCTTGCATACTTATAATCCTTTTCAGCATCATCAGTAATATCGGGCAGCGTATCCTTTCTTCGGATACAACCAGCTTCTGGTGTATTACTAACTTCTACATCAACAACATCATCTGATGTATTAAATGTATCATTCAAATCATCATAATTATTTTTCATGATTATAAATCTACCTTTCTAGTTGGACTAAATTCTTTTCCGTCACCAAAGAAAGTCGAAGTTTCTGTGAATCCAAAATCGTCACCTGGTGGGATTAATGGATCATCATACTGATCAATTACTGTATCTTCATTATAATCTTTTTTCGCTGCTGCTTTTACAGTATAACGTTGTTCACGTTTTGCTGTTTGTGGATTACTATCAGAATAGTAATCAACTTGAACCTTACGAATAAGACCTTCTGTAGAATCTGCAATAGGTCCGAACATGTAAGTCTTAGCAGTAAAATTCAAAGTATAAATTAATGCCCTTCTGGTTTCAAAATTACCTTCATAATCGTCAGTAAATGTAATACTATCGAGCACCATAGGAACATCTCTTTTTTCTCCAATAGATTTTGCTAAATCGATTGTTAATGTAAAGCCTGGTTGAAAGAATGGTAAAATCTGTTCCAGGATCTGCATAGAATCATCTTGGAGTTTTGTAAGAATGTTCAATTCAAATCCCAAATTATATGGAACTGGCATAAAAACCTTCTTTAACTTAGCACCTTCTTGTGCCTTAAAAGTTTGAGTAATACCTGCTTTCCTAGATGGATCGTATTGAATATTATTAACTTCAAATGACATTCTAGGTAATGTTATTTGAACTGCCTTATTTAAATCTGGTTGTTGCTGAATTCTTGCTAAAAACTTCTGTTTAGGACCATATGAAATTGGTACTTTAATATCACTAATATCTTTTCCTGTAGCATCTTGATGTCTAACATGAACCTCATTAAAAAGAGTTCCAAAAGCGATAACAGTTTTTCGTATTATCTCGTGATAAAAATAGGTTCCTAACATTAGAAATTACCAAAGGGATTTGATTCAGTGAAGTCTAGGATTTGATCTGCGTTAAATTCAAATTCATCACCATCATTATATTTATCATTAGCATCATCAGAATTGTAAGATCCAAGTGCATATGATGCACCAGATTCTTGCCCTACAATACTCTCACCAGTATAGAAACCAGATACAGTTGATCCAATACCAACATTACTTACAAGTAATATCTTAGTATCATCATCCCAAGATTTAACTCTTGCTTCTGTACCAGATCTAGATCCTTTTATAACTTCATTAAAGGTAAAGGTTCCAATACCAGACATAGAAGGAGGATCAGCAACAATTACATTTGGAGTTGTTGTATATCCACGTCCTGGATTTCCAATATAGACTGATTTAAGAACTTGATCAGATCCTGCTGTGCCTATAGATGCTATTCCAACAGCAGTCGTTCCAGCACCAGGTTGAGTAACAGCTATTGAAGGTTCTGTTCCATATCCAACACCACCATCAACAACGTTAAAGTTAACAACACCTTGATAAACAGTTTCGATAGAACAAGTTGCAGCAGCACCAGTTCCACCACCACCAGAAATAGTAATAGTTGGTGGAGTAATATAACCAGCACCAGCACTAGTCATTAAAATCTTTTCAATAGAAGTAACATTTGCTCTAGTTGTCAAAATACCAACTGCTCTTGCATCTGTAAATGCTGGAGAAGCTGAGAATGTTATTGTTGGTGGAGAAGTGAATCCTGATCCATCATTATTAAGGAATATCTCTCTAACATATCCAATACCAATAGATGCTGCTACTTCAGCAGTTCTACCAATACCAACCAATTGTAGTTTAGATATATAACCATCATCTTGAACAACTGTATCTATAGCATCAATAGAAGTATCAATAACTTCATCTTCATATTCAAAGAGCTCGCATTTAAGTTGATAAACGTAGTTCTTACCTAACTGATAGAATGGATCTTCATGTTCTACAAATTTAACTTCAAATAACCTTGATCCGAGTGGGAAAAATACTAAATCTCCCTCTCTTGGTCTAGTAGCAAGTATGATTTCCTCATTTCCACCAGGTCCATCATCTAGACCTGCCATAAATGGTGCTATGAAATCTTCAAATCTTTCTTTTGAAATAGTAAGAGTAACTTCATCTCTTATACTCATTCCAAATTTAGTCAGTACATCTCCTTGCCCACCATATCCTTCATAGGTGTTGACATATGCTTCTATAGCAAAATTATCATCAAATTTAGAAGATTGAACCTCTTCTATAATTGATTTTGTATTTACATATTTTCTTGGAATATAAGTTACTTCAACACCGTAAATTTTTAGATGCTCATTTATGAGATCCTGTGTTAATCTTTGCTCTGAAGATGTTCCTTGTAGGAAAAATGGATTAAGTGCCATGTGTTATTAACCCACAAAATCATAAGGAGGTAATTCGTATTCAGATGCCATCCTTGATCTTAGAGATTCTATATCTCTTTCAGCATCATCAAAAATCTCTCTACCATTAAGTTCTATACCACCTGGTAACTTAACTCCACGGAATTTGATTAAATTTTGTCCCCACTGTCTCTTCATAAGAGCTGTGAGATACAATTTGAGAAAAGGATCGTTATATACTTGAGTAAATGATGTTGGATCTAATGCCCTATAACAATCAAGAACTAAGAAATTATCAAGCGATTCTGCACCCCAATCTATATCCAAATATAATCTATCTTGTCTCTTATTAAATCTTATTTGCTTATCTGTAGTTAATAAAAAGTCAATATCTTCCAAATATGACTTAACCATAGAATATTGAAGTAATTCAACCGAATTAAAATTATAAAGATCATTCAAAAATAACTGATATTTAATACTAAACATTCCACCTGATATGGTGCTAGTATCAAATTTAAAAATCTTTTCTACTCCAACTACAGAATCTGGAACCTGTAAGAAATTAGAAGTCTCATACCAACTACTTGTTGTAGTTCCGTAACCTGATATATTTGTAGATGTTGCTGTTGTAGTTACAATACCAACTCCATCTGTACCCTTTGCTCTACCTCTATCTAAATCTGCCTGAGTAATCTTATACTTAAGAAACATCCTTTCAACGCCATCAAAATGTCTTTCGTTGAAAAGTTGTATAGCATCATCAACCGCATCATCAATTTGATCATCATCAATATTAATTTCTAATACAGGAGCACCCAGCTTCCGTAAGCAGTAATCTATAAGTTGTTGTCTACTTGCTGGTTTTGCCATATCCTCTAATCAGTTTTCCTAGTCTTTTTCAGTTTTTGAATTTCTTCTTGTAAAGAGATTATTTCCTGTTGGAGATTTTTTTCTTCCTCTTCAAAATCATTTTTTAAAGTTTGTAATTTTGCTTCCAAAAGTACATTTTGATTTAATGATTGTGCCAATTTACCATTATATAAACTCACAAGAACATTAACATCA